TGCTGTTCTTGTATAGCTTTGTTACGATCAAATTCTGCAAGTGTTGCATCAATCACCTGTGTTTGAAACGGTGACATGAAATCTGTTACTTGTTGCGAGGTCGCTGCTCCAAGTTGTACTCCACCTAATGTTGTTCCTGCGTCTGTCGCTGCTTGTTGTGCTTGTTGTAAAAATGGTTGAAAAGAAGCAATACCTGTTGTGCCTGATGCTGCTTCTGCTAATCTTAATGCTTCTTGTTGTTGCGCTGTTTGAGCTGCAACTGTTGGTGCTAATCCTGCTAAACTTTGTTGTCTTATTTCAAATGCTCTAGCTGCATCTTGTCTGGCTTTAAAAGCGTCTGCATCTTCACCTGGTCTTTGAGATATACCAGCTAAACCTGTAGATACTACGGGTACACCTGTTTGTGCTACTACCTGTGTTGCTAGATCTTTACCTAGATCTTCAACAAATTGTGCGGGTAAGGTTCTCGTAGTTTGTGTTGCCATTATATTACTTCCTCTAATCTTTGTGATGTTTGAAACATTTTACGTGCGCCTTCTAAGCCTTGCGATTCTTCAGATACGTCACCCCCGGCTTCGAGGTTCTTCATCATGTTATACATTTTTTCTGCGCCTAAATCAACATCTCCGTCGCCGGCGTTTCTAACAGCATCTGCTGTAAATACAAACTCATTCTTTGATAATCTTGCAGGTACATCATCTGCCTTCTCCATACGTCCTATAGGCACAAATCCACCTTCTTCTCTTAAATCCATTTCTTTACCACCCATATCTAGTAATGGCATAGTCTCTTTAGCCACTGGTTCTTTTTCTATGTCTCCACCTTCAGCTGCAAATCTTCTAGGTATAAAAGCATATGGATTAGCTCTAATAGCCTCTATATCTAGTTTTTCACCTCTGTATTGTTCTTCCTCATCGTCATCATCACTTCCTTTAGTCGAAAGTCCTGCTATTATTGACGGTAGACCTAAAGCTGTTATTTTACCTAAACCTGTTAATCCACCTTCTAAATTAACCATACCTAATTTTTTTCCAAACATTCCAAAAGGACTTAAAATTTGATCTCCAGCAACTTTCTTTAAAAAAGGATTAAAGCTACCTTTACCAAAAAAACTACTTACACCACCAGCACCTCCCATTGATAAATATCCAAGTCCCCCTATTATCGCTGCTTTACCTAGTGGTGACTTTGCAACTTTTTTAACTGTTCTTGTAATCTTTTTAACAAGTTTACCTAAACCATACATCTGTCTTGCAGATTCAAAATCAAACTCACCACCTACAACTGTGTTTGCTATGCCACCTTGATTGAATAATCTGTACGCTTTTCTATTTTTAAATGGATCACCACCCACACTTGCGTAATAGTCATCGTCAAGATCATCCGTGTCTGATGTTACTGTTGGTGGAATGTAAACTTGTTGTCCACCTCCATCACCCCCTTTAGGAGATCCATAAACCATGTCATATTGATTAGGTGCAAACTCTTTCATTAAATCCTTTGTTGTTGTTTTTGACACATCAATACCTAAATTACTTAATGTATCTACTTCACTGAGTAAGTTTTGTAATTTTTCTTTTGTAACTGGTCCACCCAATGCAGGGCCTACTAAATTTGCAAGTCCTACTAAACCTTTTGTAGCAAGTCCGGGTGCTAAATTTGGATCTATTTTAGAGAAAAAATCTATTTGTCTATTACCAGCTAAAACATCATCAATTGTTTTTTGACTAAATTTATCTGTCATACCTGCAATACTTGGAGCCTCTGATATTAAATCTGCAAATGTTTCATCTGGATCATCATACGCTGGATTAATATCAAGTTGACTTAAACCAGACATTATTTTATCTTTTCTTTGGTTTATATATCTATCAATTGCTTTTTGTCTAACCCCTATATTATAAAGATTAACTCTTTCCCCAAAGGTTAAATTTTTTTGTTTAGCGTATCTGTCTCTAACACCTTTTGCTATTTTATTTGCCTCTGCAAGAGTTTGTAAATCATCTGTGCCTTTTACTCTAGCACCTGCAGAAATAGCACCTGCACGAAAACCTCTTGCCTGATTCGCGGTCATACCTTTAGGAGTTTCTCCTCTTTCTGCAGCACTTACATCTTCTCCAGAAAAACCTCCAACTGGACCTTCTCTATCACCTGCACTGTCTAGTGATATAATACCTTCTGGTCCTTCGTTAGGTCCATCTTTTAAAGATCCATGTATGTCTTCTTTTAGTAGTAATTTTTTTTCAGCGTCTGTAATATAAGCTAATTCTGTTGCTGGTTTATTAGGACCAGACTTCCATTTTATAGGCACATCAGAAACAGTTTCTTGCTCTCCAAGATAGTTTTTTACACCTCCTTGTACAGCAACATTGCCGTCTTTTAACATTTGTCTGAATTGTTGTGCTCTAGTTATGGCCATCGTACTACTTTATTTTGTTTCTCCAAATAAATCAAGGGTTGGCATTATAACTCTAACATCTTTTCGTATGTCATTTTCTGATATGCCTTTTGCTTTCCACTCAGAATCATCCTTATATACCTCGCCTGTCTTCATATTTGTTATTGTTGTTATAATTTCTTTTGGTTTTATTGTTGGGATATCTTTCATTAAGTTGTTACCTCTCGCGGCTGTATTTCTAATATAGAAGCTATGACGTGCAGCTCGTTCGCGTCAGCAGCTTGTACTTTTAATGCTTCACCCTCTTCCATTATAAGAGGTTGACTCAAAAGTTCTGTTGTTGCTTTAGATGCTATGGCTTTATTTATAAAACTATTAGCCATTAATTTAAAAAGAAGTTTTCAGCCTCTACTTCATCCTTTAATTCTTGTTGAAATGTTGTATTTAATTTTTCTACAATAGCATCAAGATCTCTTACTTGTGCTTCTGCTGTGCCTAAATCATATTGTGGTGCAGGTCTTGTTAATACTTGTACTATCTTTGCCATTATCTACGTCCGTCTGGTTGTATATCTAATCTAAATGTTCCTAATTTCCAACTTTGAGATGATCCTGTATTTTCTACTTTTACTGCAATAGCTCTAGCTCTTGCCCGTGTATCCACTTTCTTTGTACTTGATGTGATATCAAAAGGACCTAATGATGAACTAGATTGTGTATCATTAGGAAAATTTCTTAATTGTAATGTAACTCTAGTTGTTCCAGTTTGAGATACAAAGTCTGGTATAAATCTTCTTATCTTCATTATAAACTCTCCATCTCCTCTAATATCAGCCACTCCTGTAGGACCTCCTAATCCTCTTCTTTGACTGATGTCAAAATCTCCAGAAGAAATACTGGCTAATATTGCAGTTGTTGAACCACCTTGAACTTGATCTGTCCCTGTTTCGTGTTCATAGTATATAGTAGATCCGTCAGTGTTTCCTACAACATCAAAAGATGTATCTACTGCTGCACTGTATTCTAATGCGTGTGGAGTTCCAAATACCGCTGAGTCTTCCCACATTGTTCTAGCTAAAGATCCCACAGTCCAAACAGGTCTTTGTGGTGAAGAGTCAAAATAATTATATGCAACCATTTTATTTACAACAGATGATGTTGAACTTGGATAAAACCATATGACCTCACCAAACAAATTATTTAATCCAGCAGATACCATTTGGTTACCAGACTCTAAATTTATATCATCGTAAACATGATCTTCTACTAAACATGGTAATGATTCTAGTTTACCAGCATATCTAAAAAAACCATTCTCTGACATCCAATACGCAGAACCATCAACTTCTACGCATGCATTCTGTCCAACAAGTCCACAGTTAGTTCCAACCTGTGCGAATGCAAACGTAAATGGTTGACCAACAAAACGTTGTGTAAATAATGCTGTATCAGTCCAAACATAGATTGCATCACGACCTCTAATCGCTCCTCTAATTTGTGATCCGTCGGCTAGTCTTTGTGTACCAGCTGTATTAGTTGCTGTAGGTGTATAAGTATTTATATCTTCTTGATCTGAGAATCTAATAAACATATCATCTTGAGTTTCTGGACTACCTATTGTTCTTTCAGTTCCAAAAAATACTAAGTGTCTATCAGGAGTAGAAACTAACATGTGTCTTGATGCAGTTGGTGCACCTGATATAATACTTGCTCTAGTTGATTCTGCAGTTGCAGAAGAAGAGTCCCATTCAAAAACAGCACCATCATGAATTAAACAAATTGCTTTGTCACCAAAATTATCTAATGACCACATACCTGGTTCTAATACTAAATCACCAGATGCAGCTTCACCCCATGCTACAAAGTTTGTTGTACTAGTAATTGCATCTCCACCATTGTGAGCAGCTGCTGTTGTGCCTCTTACACCTCTTGTTACACCAGTAAGTTCATTTCCTGATATTCCAGTGTATTGTATTTCTTCATCGTTTATTTTAATAAAATTAGTTCCTGCGCTAGGAAATTGAGATACATCAGTTAACAAAATTCCTGACGTAACAGAACTGTTAATACCATTTGTAAGTGTTGTAGTTGGAACACCTGATGCTGTTCCACCCCAAGAACCTAATGACCAACCAAAACCCTTTGCTTGCACCGCTGGTCCAACAGGATAATAGTGTTGCACTCTAATACCACCAGATGTTGTTGCACCTGATCCTGACTCGTTTGATGGCATTGTTATTGTAATAGTTGTGCTTGATGGTACGCTTGTTACCATAAATTTTTTATCGTTAAAATCAGCAGCTGCAAAATTGGAATTAGTTATTGCAGAAAAATTGTCTAATAATATAATATCATCTTCATTAATATTGTGAGAGCCACTGAAAGTTATTGTAACAGTTGGTGATCCGTTGGTCGTGGTAAACGCACTTGTAAGCGTGGTAGTGGTTTTAATAGGGTGTATGTCGTAAAACACACCACCTGAGTATGCATATAAAATTCTGTTAGTTCCTATAATTGCGTATTTTCTAGCTTTACTGTTTACAAAATGATGAAGACCTCTGCCTGCTCCAGTTAGCTTACTATCACCTAATTGTTTCCAACCACCTATTTTTTCTGGAATACCATATCTAAACCTAACATTATCACAGTCTATCCATTGACCTTCTGCTCCAGTAGCTGTAATTTGTTTATTTATTCCAGGCTGAAAACCTATTTTTTGTAGCATATAACCTCATATTATATATTCCGTAGCGGTGGAATACCTAACATTGGCCTTTTGTCAAATTTATTTTTATCAGCAAAAGGACCATTTACATGGTTATAGTGAAGAAAAACTTGTCCACATACACTACCTTCAAATGGTTCTCTCCAATGCTCTAGTTCACATCCACTATATACTAGCATATCTCCTACTTCAAGCAAGACTTTAGTGCCTTTGGGTGCATCGGGTTTATGTATGTTTTTATACTCGTCTATGACGTTATTAGACCCCGTACCGTCGATAAATATAGGCCATGGATCTCCGCCTAAATTAATCGTTGTCGATATTTCACATGAAGGTCTATCTTTATGTCTTTTTAATATATCACCATTTTTATATAATCTAGCATAAGAATAAGTAGGTATTAATCGAAGACCTGTTTCTTTTTGCATCTTTGGTAATACTTTCATCATTAAAGTTTCCATTACCATGTCTGCATAATGTGAATAAGTATTAGGCACTTGTTGGTCTCCCCACGTGCCAAACATGCCAGTATCATATATTATGTTATTTTTATACATCCAATCTACAGCCTCTCGTTTAAGTAAAAAATAATTAAATATAAAATTAGCTAATTCAAACGACACTGCATTTTTTATTACTTGGTATTTAAATTTCATAAGGCTATTTCCGTTCCATCTTTATGTTTCTTTTGATATTTACTTGTTGCATGTAACAAAGTTTCTGGTTTTTCATCTTGCACAATTTCTATTTCGTATTCATCTATTCCAAGAATACATCCTGCAATAAACCTTCTCATCCCCATACACAAACGATATTTATCTCCATCTTTTGTACATATAAGAGGATTTATAATACCATTTTTTTCAATATCTTTTTTTAATGCTTGCCATCTTGGGTTTTTAGTTTGAGACATTCTACCTTCTTCTGTTTTTAAATGGTCCTCTCTAAACACTATTTTATCCTTATGAACAATCATATGTTAAATCCTTTTTGTATAAAATTAAAACTTACAGATATTCTTATATCTTGTGTATTGTTGGGATCAACACAATGCCAAAGCCATGCAGGAAACATGATAATTCTGCCAACCATAGGATTAATACGTACTTCTCTCCATAAATGTTTTGGAGGTTCACCTTTTTTTCTTGTGGGCATCGACATGTGAGATGTAGATCTAGGATCGTTAAAAACTATGTCTCCAGAATCTTTTGTTGCTTTAATATAATACACACCACTAAAATGACTATTGGGATGTATGTGTGGTCTGTTGTAACCACCCGGTGGATTTATGTTAGCCCACATATTACCTAACACTGGTTCGTTATCTAAAAACTCTTCATTAAATACTTCAAACTGCATTTTAAATAATTCATCTACTAAGGGTTTAAACACTGGTATTTTATGCATGTCAGTGTGACTGTGCCAGCCATTCATGTTAGTTCTTTTTATACCTTGATCTTCATTAGACCATCTAACAACTTCTCTTGTAAAAAGATCATTGTCTAATTGTACATCTTTAGCGTATATTGTTGTTGGAAAAAATTGTTCTTTAATCATTTTAATGGTGGACCCCCAAACCACATTACTAAAGATTTTCTAGTTCCTCTTGTTATAGGTGCAACCCTATGTCTAATAAAAGATGCAAAAAATATGGCACTGCCTTGTGTTAATTTAACTTTGTTTTCTTCTCTAAATATTTGTAATTCACCACCTTCAAATTCAGACTCATGAGACAATAGACATGTCATTGATATTTTTCTAACAGGAGGTTCGTGTGTAAACACAGTATCACTATCTATATGCCAATCATAAAAACCACCTGACGGATATTCTGTGTATTGTGCCATTTCTGTTATTTGCATTCCATCAAAACCAAAATGATTACCATTTGTTTTTTGCATAAATTTTTCTATGTCGGTATACATTTCTTTCATTTTGTTAAAAGGTATCCAACTTATATGTGAGGTTCTTGTTTTAGTATCTACTATACCACCTTTTTTACCCTCACCAGATCCAACTGATGCGTTAATTTTAGGTTCTGATCTACCTGCATTAATAATCATTTGACATTGTTTTTGTGAAAACAATGGCGCTGTTGTTTGAACACAATACGATTTCCATTTTGGTTCTGTTATTATCACGTTGCACCTCTGTTTTTTATTGGATCAAATGATATATCACAGTTAGCAGCCAACGTTCTTCTAGTTTCGTTTGTGCTATTAAAAGGATAAACACAATGTCTCATATCATATGGAAAAATAAAAAAGTCTCTTTCGTTTAACTTTGGTTGATAATCAATTTTTGCAAATTGACCACTTGCTGATCCCAATATTTGTAATTTACCATTTTGCGGAACTTCATCGTTTGAATACTCTCGACCATAAGTTGAGGGTAAATTTAAAATCATTACAGAAGATAATCCAGTAAACAATGTGCCTCTGTGAATATGCACTGGATTATATTCATCTGCTTTCATTTCATTTATCCAAACAGAATTTAAATGTGTTGTATAATCAATAATTTTGTTCCATTTTAAATAATGATTAAAAATCATCATCATATAACCTTTAACGTTTAAAGGTAATCTATCATGGTTTTTCATTTTAGATTCGTCTTTACCGTTATAAAATAAAGAATGTTCTTTTTCTATTTTACCAACTAATTGTTCATTAGCTGGATGTAAAGTATTTACATTTTTTTCGTATAATGAATTTATAGAATAAAATATTTCAAGAGGCACTTGATATTTTAATATTGATTGCCCTAAAAATATAAAATCAAACTTTGGTTCTTGCGCCAAGGTCATCGGTTATTTGTTCTTTCTTTTCTGTTTTATTATCTAGCTCTCCGGTAGCTTTAATTCTGTTTAAGGATTGCAGTTGTCCCATTATGTTAAATACTTCTGATTCTTGTGTGGTGCTAGTAATATTTTTTGCTTTGTCTACAAACATTTTATGGTAAGATTCTAATTGGTGTTCATTAACATCTTTATCATTAAACGATCCATCATTAAATTCTTTTTTTAATTTAGACCACATTTTAATTTCACGCATCCTATGTTTAGCAACTTTTTCCATAGACGCTTTACCAAATATACATTCATCTAAATCTATTTTATATTTAGTTGCTTTGTATTCGTCTTCTTCTTTATCTATTTTTTTCTCTAACCATTTTATCTTTGCTTCATTTCTTCTGTAATCAAACGACAAAGCCATAAGATTATCTAAATAACTAGATTGTTCTCTTACACACTGCCAATATTTTGCAGCTTTGGTTGGATATCTATTATCTTGTAACACAGAAAATCTTGCTTCAGTTTCTGTTCGAAACATTTGTTTCTTGGTCCATGTGTCACGAAGCTCGTCCACCATACCTTTAAACGAAGACAGATCTTCTTGTGATAACAAATTATTTAAATGAGGTTCTTCTTTTTGTATTACTTCTTTTACATCTTTTTTCATATCTTTATGTCCTTCTATTCTTTCTTATATACTTTATTTTAAAAAAATTGCAAGTATTAAGAAGCTGTAAATGTTACTGTAGTAAGAGCAGGAGATGTGAATTCTTCTGTTGCTGTTGTTGAAGGCGGTGTTGCTCCACCTATTGCTAAACCTAAAGTATTACCTGTTCCTGCACCTCCAAGACTACTTCTCGCTGTAGATAAATCTGCTATTTCTGTCCAGCTTGTTCCGTTCCATAATTCTGTAACTGCGAGAATGTCCGTTGCATTTTCTCCACCATAAAGTAAACAAGCAGTTACACTTCCTGAACTTCCTGAATTACCTTGCCTACCAGTATTTAAATCTGCTTTTTCAGTCCAACATGTACCATTCCATTGCTCATTCAAAGCATAAGCAGGACTTCCACCAAAAGTTAAAGCTGATGTAATATCAGGGCCAACTGATGTGTTACTACTTCTTGATTGATTTAAATTGTTAACTTCACTCCAACTTGTTCCGTTATAAGATTCTGTTTTATCTGTGTTAGCTCCAGAACTTTGAATGTATCCCCCGCATGCTATAGCATTAGTATATATTCCAGAACCTCCAGTTACGTTTCTAGCTGTGTTTAAGTCCGCTACCTCACTCCAACATGTTCCGTTCCATTTTTCTGTAATATCAAAATCTGTAGTGCCTGGAGATTCTCCACCAAAAGCTAAAGCTTGTGTTTGAATACCTGCACTTGCTAAAAGTCTTCTTGCTGTGTTTAAATCATTAACTTCACTAAAAGCGGTACCATTATAAGATTCAGTAGTATCAGTAACATTTTCTCCTCCAAACGCTAAAGCAGCTGTTTGTGTTCCAACTGCTCCAAGTCTTGCTTTAGCAGTATTTAAAGTACCACCAGTAGCCCAAGCCCCTGCAGGATTAGATTTTAATCCCTTCATGACTTGTTCAGTTGAGTTGTACCACATCTGTCCATTAACCGGTGATGGTGGATCTGTTGTTACTGTTCTTACATGTGTTCCTATAATATCTTTGTATGTTGCCATAATTAATCCGTACTTATTGTTTTAGCTGTTTCTGAACTTCCACTCCATTCTTCTGTTGCATTTGAGTAAGCACTTCCAGGAGATAATAAACCTCCTGCTGCTAAAGCTAATGTTGATGTTCCTGCTCCTGTTAAATAATATCTTACAGTGGATAAATCCGATGTTTCTTGCCAACTAACTCCATTCCAATCTTCAGTTTTTCCTGTAACTGTACTTGGAGGATAATCTTCTCCACCAAATCCTAAAGCTAATGTTGAAGTTCCAGATCCTGCTAAACCAGTTCTAGCTTGATTCATATCATTTAATTCAGTCCAACAAGTTCCATTCCATGATTCTGTTTCAGTTTTTGCGGGTTGACCACCAAATGCTAATCCTGCTGTGCTAGATCCAACTCCACCTAAAGCACGTCTTGCTGTGTTTAAATCGTTACGCTCACTCCAACTAGTCCCATTCCAAAGTTCTGTTTCCGATTGATTTGGTTTTCCACCAAAAGCTAGACAAGCTGTATTAGTAGTTCCTGCTGCCGCTAATTCTCTTCTTCCAGAAATCATGTCTGCGTCTTCACTCCAACTTGTTCCGTTCCATTTTTCTGTATATCCACGATCGCTACCATCATTTCCACCAAAATCTAAAGCTTCTGTTGAAGTTCCAGCTCCTGCTGATGCAGACCTACCTGTGTTTAAATCTGCTTTTTCAGTCCATGTAGATCCATTATATAATTCAGTAGCACCTGTATATGCTGTCCCAGTGTAGCCAGCAAATACTATTGATGCATTTTGAGTTCCTGCCGTGCTGGCTGCTGCAAAACCTCTTGCAGTATTTAAACTTCCACCAGTTGCCCATGCTCCAACAGGTTGAACAGAACTCCATTCTTCTGCCAAAGCAATAATAGAACCACCTTGTGCTTCACCACCTGCGGTAAAACCTAAAGTGTTATTTGCTCCACCACTTGCAGATTGATATCTAGCATTACTTAAATTATTTTGTTCACTCCAACTTGTTCCGTTCCACGATTCTGTGTGCGCAAGTTTAGTTGGAGAACTTGTATATCCTCCACATCCTATCGCTGATGTAGACGTACCAAATCCAGATATACCGGTTCTACCATTATTTAAATCATTTGTTTCTGTCCAAGAGGTTCCATTCCATAATTCTGTATTTCCAGTGGCTGCTGGTGGTCTGCTTCCACCAAAAGCTAAAGCTGCTGTAAGTAATTTTCCTGCTCCTCCTAAACCAAATCTACCAGTGTTTAGATCATTTGTTTCTGTCCAAGAGGTTCCATTAAATGATTCAGTTTCTGTTCTACTTGTTGTTGCATACCCACCAAAAGCTAAAGCTTCTGAATTATCTTCACCGGCTCCTGCCACAAGATATCTAGGTGTATTTAAATCTCCACTTTCAGACCACGATGTTCCATTCCATTTTTCTGTATAAGCACCTTTTGAAGGAATTGGTTCTCCACCAAAAGCTAATGCTGATGTTTGAGTTCCTGCAACCCCTAATGCATTTCTTATATTATTTAAATCATTTGTTTCAGCAAATGTAGTTCCATCATAAGTTTCTGTTTTTCCTGTAGCTGATGGAGTGCTTCCTCCAACAACTATTCCAGCTGTCTGACTTCCTGCTCCATTAAATTCTTTTCTAGCCGTATTAAGACTATTAGCCGTTCTCCATGAAGCTAATAAGTTTGGTATTTCATACCTACCTACTTGATCGGTTTTATTATACCATAGCTGTCCCTCTATCGGGTTATCAGGGTTAGTGGTATATTCCCGAACTTTCAGTCCTCTTATTTCTTTATAAGTTGACATTTAAATTTTTATTCCTCCAATATAATATCAGCAGGTCTTGGTCTCATCTCATCAGCTTTTTGTTCATCTGTCTGAGCGTCCCACGCAGCTTGTGCTGCTTGAACCTCTGCATCAACTAATGCTTGAGCTTCGTCTTTTGTTTTTAAGACACCCGCTACTTTGGCAATCCAAAGATTAGCATGTTTGTTGTATGCAGGAACTTGCCAAACATTACCAGGATAGCTTTGAAAGGTAATTCTAAAAGATTCATCATAATCGATAAAACCTTTTCCCCAATTTTCTGCTACACAATATTGATATGTTTTTGCCATAGTTTCCTCCTTAATCTGTTAATACCTTAATTAGGTTTGAACTTCCACTCCAATTTTCAACTGCTGTTGTCATTGAATCAAGAGGGCCCACTGCACCTCCCACTGCAAAACTGTCTGTGGCAGATCCTTGTTGTGCATACATAGGTTGACTTCTTGCTGTGGATAAATTTGTAGTTTCTGAAAAGGAAACTCCATTCCACTCTTCTACAAGTGCGTTAACCGGATTACCATCATATCTTCCCGCAAAAACCACTGATGATGTAGCATTTCCTGAAGCACCAGCACCAGATCTTTTTTGATTTAAATTTGCAGTTTCTGTCCAAGATGTTCCATTCCAAATTTCTACTTTTTCTGTCCAATACTCTGGTGGACTTGGTGAAATAAACCCACCAAAAACTATTCCAGCAGTGCTACTAGCTCCAGCTCCTACTGAATTACCTCTGTTTTGATTTAAATCTGCTAATTCAGTCCAAGTACTTCCATTCCATTTTTCATTTTGGGCTATACCAGGATTATTTCCTCCTACACATAAAGCATCATCATATACACCTATTGTTGCAACTTCGGCTTTGTCAGTGCTTAAATCTGCTTTTTCAGTCCAAGATGTTCCATTCCATTGTTCTACCAAACCAGTATCTCCTACAGGTAATCCAGGAGCACCACCTCCCATAGCTAAAGCTAGAGTGCTATTTGCACCAACTCCTCTAATTGCATTTCTTTGTTGAATTAAATCATTTGTTTCTGTCCAAGCCGTTCCATTCCAAATTTCAGTTTTACCTGAATAGTTTGCAGAGGGACTACCAGGAGCACCTCCAGCGATTAATGCAGCGGTTGTAGTTCCAGAACTAGCTCCACTATTTCTTGCAGAATTATAACTTGTTCCAGTTGCCCATGCTCCAACAGGAGCATTTTCAACCCATTCTTCTGTTGCCGTTGTGTGTGGAGGAGTGTTTCCACCAAATGCTAAGGCACCAGTTGATACTCCTGCACCCATTAAATAATTTCTAGCAAGTGATAAATCATTTTGTTCAGACCAAGCTGTGCCGTTCCATAATTCTGTTTTTCCTGTATCTGCACCAGGACCCGTATCCCCTCCAAAAATTATAGCTGTAGCGTTAGATGCATCTCGTTTAGAAGATCCCACAAAAAACCTACCTGTATTTATGGCTGTTGTTTCACTCCAACATGTTCCATTCCATAATTCTGTTTTAGTAGATGTTCCAGTTCCTCCAGCCATTAAAGCAGAAGTAGATGTTCCAGTTCCCCCAGCGTAATTTCCTCTAGCGGTATTTAAATCATTTCTTTCTGACCATGAACTTCCATTCCATAATTCTGTAACTGCTGTTGAAGAAGGAGTGCCTCCTCCAAAGGCTAACCCAGCTGTATTGTCTCCTGCACAAGACATATATTGTCTTGCAGTGTTTAAATCACCATTTGATTCAGTCCACGCGCTTCCATTCCAAGATTCATTATTTGCCATTAATGGAGGAGTTCCTCCCATAGCTAAAGCAGCTGTATATGTTCCTAAACCCCCAAGTGCAAATCTTGAAGTATTTAAATTATTAACTTCTGTCCAAGCTGTGCCATCAAAACTTTCACAATGATTTTTAGGACTTCCATCATAACCACCAAAAAGTAATGCAGCAGAACTAGTTAATCCTGCACTTCCACCTTCAGATCTAGCAGTATTTAAATTATGAGCTGATCGCCAAGCTGAAAGAGTATTTGAAAATTGATATTTAAAATCTAAATTCGTAGAATCATAAAAAATTTGATCCTGTTGAGTGCTAGGTAAATTACCTTCATTGTTTCGGACTGCCGTCCCAATAATTTCTTTATATGTAGCCATTATTAATTATTCTTTAACAGCCAGCCTTGTGTGCTATCTACATAGACCAAAGTATTTGCTGCTCTTTCTGTTGATACTACTAATGGGTCAGTTGATCCATGAATTTTTTCTGTTCCATTTTGATCTATCGTTAGTGCGTTAGTATCAAATGTTCCTGCATAATCTATGAAAGAAACTTCATCACCAATACTTCCTGCAGGTAAATCCATTTCTATCGCACCACTTGTAGTATTAATAAAATAACCTTCACCAGCTACTGCTGTAAAACCAGAAGTTTTAACTGCTTGCCAAGAAGTTCCGCCTGATACTTCAGCAAATGATAATTGACCAACTGCTGTTGTGCCTGAACCTGTAATGCTAGCTACTTTTAAAAATCTATCTGCTGTAACATTTCCTGTTGGAAATTTAAGTTCATAGCTTTGAGATGCGCTATGTGGAGGTGAAGTAAGTTTAATTCCGTGAGAGTTAGATTCACAATTAAGTTGAATTGAACCTGGGTTTGTTGCACCCATTGCTTCAATAACACCAGTTCCTTTTGGTCTTAACTTTAAGTTAAGATTTGAATCATCTCCAACTGCACCAATCTGTGCACCAGCTCCTGTTGCAGCATTTGTAATATCTATGTGATTAACTGCAGAAGAAGTTGTTTCAAAAATTAATTGTTCTGCTCCATTTTCATCTCTGATACCATGAGCATCATCGAAATCTATCATGAAAGAATTAGTATCTAAGTTACCACCTAATTGTGGTGAAGTATCATCTACGACATCTGCTCCTAGAGTAACTTCTGTAATATTTGGATTAGTTCCATCGTCCGCTCTTGCGTATGCAATGACAGTTTTTCCATTTCCTACAGTAACACTAGTTCCTGTACCAGTATCATATTTAAATACTACATTTTGAGAACCAGATGTTGCATTTTTTAAAATGTAAAAATTTTGAACATCATTAGGTATTGTAACATTTCTTGACGCTGTTAGTGATCCTGTAAATTCTATAATTCTATGTGCAAGAGTTGCTCCTGTTCCACCATCCGTAACAGTTAGATCCGTATCTGCCCCATCTGTTACTGCTTGTTGTGTAAAACCACCAGCTATTTGTTCAATGATTTGTAAATTTGTATTTGTTTTATTACCCCAAGTACCAGCGTTTTCACCAGTTTGCTGAATTTCAATTCCTAAAGGTGTATATGTTGATGCCATAAAAAATTCTCCTAAGCTGCTACATCAGTATAACTGTTATTTGTGCCCGTTGCAACATTTGAATAACTGTTATTTGTTCCCGTTGGTATATCACTATAACTGTTATTTTGTCCAGGGTCAATGTTTCCATAAGCAAATATATTAACTCCCCCAACACTTAAATTGGCAGATAGTCCATCAAAACCAACTACAATATCTGGTATAGTTACAGTGCCAATATTAAATGAAGCTGAAACTCCAGTTAATCCTAATGTCATATCATTAGGATCTAAAACTCCAACATTTGAAGTCATGGTTTGTGCTGTCGGGTTAACTACAGCACCTCCTAATCCTATGATAGAACCTTGAGTAAAAGTTGCTTCTAAACCAGAAACTAAAACTGTATCATTTGGTATTGTAACTGTGCCTAAACTTGCAGTAAATGATTGACCTGTTAAATCTGCTTCTTGTGAAGAAGATCCTACTGCTGTTCCTTGTGTTGATGTAATTGATAAACCAGAAAGAATTGCTGTTTCATTTGGTGCTTTTGCAGTTCCTTGTGATACAGTAAAATCTATTCCAGTTAAACCAACCACCATATCATCAACTGTTGGTGATCCTAATGTGGATGTAATTGCATCCGAACTTAGACCTTGTGTTTGATCATTTGGAGTAATAGTTCCGACAGAAAAAGATGAAGATAAACCAGTTTCAATTACTACAGGTACAAAACCTTCTCCTTGTGAAGATGTAATTTCTTGACCAGTGAGTGTGAGTATTACATCAGGTATGTCAACAGAACCAACACTAGCAGTTATAGAAAGACCAGAGGGTTGAGCAACGGCATCTTTTAATTCATTCCACTCATCTTCGCCCCAAGACTTTGCACCCCAACCAGTTTTTAAAGTTGTAGATTCATTCCAATAAGCTTGGCCCCAGGTGAACCGGCCCCATCCTGAAGATACCGACATAGCCGGCCTCCTATGCTAATCTGATTATTGCTGCTGTAGCGTCGTTTGCAGGAAACTCTATTTTAAAAGTTCCATTACTAGCTGTTTTATCTCCACCAAACGCAATCGCACAAACAGCGTTAGTTGTTCCCGTGCCTGTGCCTGTTGTTGTATTATATATTAAAGCAGCATTTGCTGTAAAAGAAGCTGAAGAATAAGTTACATCTGAAAAATCTGTGAAAGCTGTTGTTCCTGTTAAACCAACTCCTGTTCTTGTTAGAGTTGCGCCACCCGCTGTGTATGCAGTTCCTGACGTGTTTGTGATTTCTTCTGATGTTGCATATCCCGTTGTAGAAGCACCTAACGTAGCATCACTATCATATAATGCAATTTTAAAAGTGTCCCCACCTGATGATGCAAAATTGTGTTTACCTTGTAAAAGTTCTTGTTTGAAACTTGAACATATTGCGCTTGTATTTGCCATAATTTATTCTCCTACGGGTTTACTGATCTAACCGGTATACGAACAGCGCCATCTGTATAGTCATCTCTTCGTCTTCTACCGACTTGCTCGTTAGCAAACTTCTGTATCTCAGTTTTATACTTGTTTTCATACAGTGTCAACATATCTATTGGACCTTTTAAAAACCCATATGCCTCTGATAAACAGCAATATAATAGCCCATTTGGAAAGTTAAGACTAATATAATTAGTTTGATTACCAGACTCTAAAGTAGCTGGTGCTTTGTTAAAATGTATTCTGGCTAAATAATTAGTATTAGGTGTAGGAGCTAAAAATATTCTACCTGATGTCGTATCTGTGTCTCCTGTAGCTCCACCAAAAGAAGCATAGTATTTTGGTTTACCTTGAGCTGCAGCTGTTCCTGTTATATCTTGATATTCCTGTAAATAACTCATGTCTTTTTTTTCTAAAAAGGTATTTGCACCAGTTATTACTGAATTAGAGTCATACACTTGAATGGCTCTAATAAATAAACAACCCGCAGGCGCATTAATAGTTTCTTGACCTGCAACTAAATTAATTTTTTGTTGTTTTCTATCAGCATCAATAGGAACATCTCTTAAAATTCTATATTGAGAATTTATAATTATATTTTCTAATATATCTGTTGTAAGAACATTAGAGTCTGTTTCTGTGTAATTTCTAATTTGTGTAACTAACGTATCGTAACTTATCCCTGCCATTATGCTGTTGCCTTTCTACAATCTTCACAATTATTTCTATATCTTCTGTGACCTTTACAATGTTTTAATTCTTTTAATTTTCCATCAATTTCAACATAAAGTTTAGTATCTGGTTTTTTTGAATGTAACATTACTTCGTGTGGATCCATTTCTTCTTTAGGTGTAAACCAACTTTTAATTATATTAATAATATGTTTAATCATGCGCTTACCGTTACGGGTCCTGCTGATGCAGCTCCGCCTCCTCCTACCTCAGTTATACTAGATGTTGTCGCTGTTGCAAAGGTATAATTATTATCATCTACTTTAGTTATTGAGTATCCGCTTGAATTATTTATTGTTGTCGCCGCAACACCACCAACATTTAAGGCATCTCTAAATCTAACTGTATCTGATGTGGATCTACCATGATTAGGTTCATTTACAGATATGGTTGCAGATCCTGAAGTTGTTGTAAAAGCATTTAAAGGTAAAATTTTAGGAACGGCTGTTTCTGTTCTATCAGGTCTAACGTTACGTAAAGATATAGAATCACCGTTCATAGGTTTTGGTTCTAATTGTGGTTGCTTTGGTTCAAACTCAGATACATGAACAAATGATCCATTCCATTCTCTAACCATCTCTTTGTATGGAAACTCCATACCAGATCTATCTGATATTGCTTTTGCGTATTTACCTGTTGCGTACTTTGCCA